ATACACCCATAATAATTCTTTCTTGAGCATTTTCACCATCCAAAAAAAATCCCATAACCATATCACCTTCTTTTATGGCATAAGGATTTGAATTATTTGTTGGTAATAAAGGTGTTGCCCAACGTAAATCTTTAGTTGGTAATAACATTTTATCATCTATATCCCAACCAACACATCTTACTCTACATCTACCTAATTTTAATGGATCTTGTCTATCTTCAACAAAACCTGTCCACCATATAAAACCATCTTTACCAGCAAAATTTTGTTCTGAATTGTCCATTAATTAATATTCCAATAATTTTTTCATTTGAGTTGCACTACTTTGTGCTATATATGGATTTTCAGTTGATGTCGTAGCAACTTCTACTACAGTTTCATGTTTATCAAAAGCTGAAATTATTTGGCGTGAAGCAACAATCAAATATTTACCTGATGCAGTTTCATCACGGAGACTTTCACTTTTTTCTAAACTCTTTTTAGCAAAATTTGGTGCACTGACATATACATTAAATCCTGAAGATAATTGAAAATTTCCAGGCATTGCTAATTTTAATCTGCGAGATAATAAATTGCCTATCAATGCTTTTCTCTGAAAAATAAACGATTCATAATTTTCGTGTTTTGATATGGATTCAGGATCATTTTTTCTTATATATGTACTAGCTTGTTTAGCTGCTAATGATGAGAAAACATTTAATACTTTTTTAGAATTAAATGAATTAATATTTGGAATGCCTTCTCTATTTTTGATAACAGAAATATTAGGAAGTTTATTTCCATGTTTCATATCATTAAAAACATCAGAATAACTTATACGATTTTTTTCTGTCATACCTGTCATAGGATCAAAACCCATAAAAGTGCCTGCATTTATACCTTTTTGTACTCTTTCAAGTTCATCTGATTGGGATACCATTTCCATAGCACGTGCCATTTCCATTTCATCAAATGCAGTATCACCTTTTATATTTTTTATCTCAAAATATATATTCAATATTTTTTCTTGTGTTAAAAGATTTGATAATGATGCAAAATTATATCCTGCATTATTTTGATAAAATAAAAAATTTGGTGATTCCTGATTATCAACTGCTCTTTTTGTACACCACCTAATCGCATCAATAGGAGTTAAATTTGGTATTATTACTTTCTTAATTCCTCTACTTTTCTCATATATTCCTGTATATTCAGATTGACTTATCTTCAAATAATCTTCCATAATTTTTTGTATAATATATGAATATGTACCTTCATATGCTTGATTTATTTTTTGTTGATGTGAATAGATAAGTTCATCAGAAACAAAATGTAAAATATATTGTTCATTATTTAAATTGGTATTTTTACGAAATGATTGTTTATATATTCTAAAAGCCTTCTTAAATTTTGCTACATTTAAATCTGGACTTTTTGAGATTTCTATAAGCAATACTTCTGATCCATCAAATACTAAATTATTTGATAAACCTAGTGAATCTGAAATTAATATATTGCCTGATATTACAGGAACAAATATAGAATCAAAAATATTAATTTCTTCATAAATATTTCTTATATCTATTATATCACTATTCTTAGTAACAATAGATAATTCTGTTACACTAAAATCTGTTGATTTCTTAAACATTATAGTGAAATAACTCTTTTAAATTCTGACATTATAGTTGGAATAAGTTCAGGCTTAACTAATTTTATTTTACTTTTACTTTCATTAATATCTTTTTCATATTCATAATATGTTTTCTTATTTCGTGTTATTGTTTCAGTAATAATATTATTATCACCCAACACAATAGATGGTTGTATTTCTGATGATGGAGTATTAGCATATACAAATTCATCTATTTTTATAGTTTGACTATATGAATCTCCTGTACTAACATTGGTATCAATTATTTTATAATATGAATGTACATTATTAACATTCATAGCCCATGATAAACCAGAGATAGATGTATTTGATGTATCTGCATAATTTGGAGATGAATATTTTTTATCAACAAATTCTATAAAATTATGATATGACAAAGGCCAGTCATATTGAACATCTAATATATTATTAAAAAGCAAAATAATCCAATGTTTTTCTACACTACCATATAATTTATATGCTAATATTTCAGGAGTATCTTCTTCTTTAACTTTATATTCATAAAAAACAAAAGGATTATTTTTAAATTTTTCTTGAAATATAAATCTAGAAATTATATTTGTACCTAAAATAATATTTTCATCATCAAAAGTATAATATGTTGATGGATAATGATAGAAAAAATCTGACATTTTTTATAATCCTAAGATTAAATTAAATCTTTATTAAAATCTTCTTTTGTTAAATATTTTGTTTCTTGGAATTCTAATTGTAGATTTATATGAACAGGCATACCAGTTTGTCCATATGATGGTTCTGATCTTCCGGGAACTTCATATGTTTTAAATCCACTTGGTGCATAATTCACATTAATTGATTTTAATACACAATCTTCAGTAATGGGAGGTATATTTGGATTTTCTTTTCCTGCATAATAAAACTTTATATCAAATTGTGATGGAGGTTCTAAAAAACTCTCTAAATTACCACCAAGTTTTCTTGGTGCTTGATGATATCTCAAACGTTCTATAATCCGTTGTACTTCTAATGCTTCTTTTTCACTTCTTGGATAAAAATCAAAAGTAAATGAAAATGATCTAAAATTTGGTCCTGTATATATTAGTTCCAACATAGGATTACTAACACCACCTAAAATTGCTAACATACCCAATTTTGTAGTATTTTCACCTACTGTAGCTTTACCAAGTTGTTCTGCTAATTTACCTCCTACAGACAGTGCAGCATTACCGGATGCTGCTTGTGCGCCCCTAAAAGCTGCTTTTATCGCATTTGCATTTGCTTCTGTTCTATTTTCTTTGAAAGCATTTACAGCAGATTGTAAACTTCCCATAATTTTACCACCAAGTTCTTTACCTATATCCGCAGATGCATAACCTTGTGAATGTTGAAACATTAATGTATCAGGCATATATAATGCAATTGCATCAGTAGTCAATTTAGTTGTAGCACCAGAAAAAATGGAACTACCTTTGATTTTTGTTATTGAATTATTTAATATCTGCGATGTTTCTGGTGAAATATCATTACCAAATGTAGCATTTGGTAGAACATTTACATAATTATTAATACCTGAATTATTTACAACATTATTTAATAGAGTACCACCAAAATTCTTTGCTATATTTTGCATAGAATCTTGCAAATTTACACCTTGTAGATTTATTCCAGTTCTATTCATACCAAATTTATTATTGACTTGTTCTACTCCTCTATAATTATCAATAGCTTTCCCCACGGATGTTCTTACTGCACCACCTAAACCAGCTTGAGTTCGTATATAAAAAATAACATAATGCCCATATTCAGCGTTTCCAACATTTAATGGATATCTAAATGTATTTCGTTCAAATTTATCACTAACTATGTTATCTAATGAATTTGTTGATTCTGTTTTTATTTCATTTATTTTTATTTGAGGCATATTATAATAAATATCCTTTTTTTTGATTGACTAAGTAATATTTATAATAGAAAAAACATATTTACATTAAAATGTCAATACCAAAACCATATAAAATTAAACTAAATAATCCTCAAAAATATAAAGGAGATCCCAATAATGTCTGGATCAGATCATCATGGGAATTAAGAGTTTTGAGGTGGATGGATTCAAATCCAGATGTACTATGGTTTTCTTCTGAGGAATTGGTAATACCATATTATTCTCCAATTGATGAAAGAATGCATAGATATTTTCCAGATTTTGTTATGAATGTTAGAAAAAAAGATGGTTCTACAATGATATATGTAATAGAAGTTAAACCAGAATATCAAACTAAATTACCAACTCAAAAACGTAAAACTAAAAGATATATTCAAGAATCTGCTACATACATCATAAATCAATGTAAATGGAAAGCAGCAGATATTTTCTGTCAAAAGAAAGGTTGGAAGTTTCAGATTCTTACTGAAAAGGATTTAGGAATCAAATAATCTTGAAAACCCTACACCCCTACTTATAACGGTTTTATGATAAAATATGGGTAATAATGAAGGATAATTAGGTAAATGTGTAATAAATATAGAATATGGCATATTTAATAGATAGGATAAATCAAGAATTAACAAAAACTGGTTATACCGAAAGGTCTAATAGAGCCAGAGATTGGTTACGTTCAAAAATAAAAGAGTTAAAACCTACGCCATCTACACTTTTACGAGATAAAGAACGACTTCGTAATACACAATTTATAGGTGGTATGTTTTTCTTTTATTATGATCCAAAAACTAAGGATACTTTGCCATATTATGATAGATTTCCATTGGTTATTCCAATAGAACGATATAAAGACGGTTTTTTAGGATTGAATTTACATTATATTTCTCCAAAGCAACGAATAATCCTTTTGGATAAATTAAGTATGTATAAAAATAACGATAAATATGATAATACGACTAAATTAAGATTATCATATGATTTATTGAGTAGAGCATCAAAAATATATGAAATGGCACCGTGTATTAAAAGATATCTAGCAAATCATGTAGAATCACGTTTTATTGAGATATCCGCTAATGAATGGGATATTGCTGCATTATTGCCTGTATCCAGATTTGAAAAAGCATCCGAATCAAAAGTTTGGTCAGATTCAAGGAAATTATACTAAATGCCACAATTTTCACCAAATACTCTTTTTTCACATATTAGTAATCAAGGTGGTTTAGCTAAACCATCAAGATTTCAAGTAATTTTACCTATTCCTTCATCATTAAATTCTTTTATAGGTAATTCAGTTATAGATAATTTATTAAATATACCAAATGCTTCGATTAATAATAATTCAAATAAAATATCAACATTAAGTAAAACTGCTTTTTCTCCACTTAATGATGGTTCTACATCAAAATTTTTATCATTACAATGTGAAACTGCTGAATTGCCTGGAAGAAATATACAAACAAATGATGTAAAAATTTATGGTCCAACATTTAAAATACCGACACAAACATCATTTGCAGATACCAGTTTAACATTTTTGTGTACTAATAAATTTTCTGAAAAAAGAATTTTTGAGCGTTGGATGGAATCTATTCATCCTTTGGATACTAACAATTTTAGATTTCCAAAAGGAGATACAACCCGATATTTAACAAATATACAAATTGAACAATATGATGATGCAGAGAATACAATATATTCTGTACAATTATTGGATGCATTTCCTATATCAATATCTCCACAGGCTTTGAATTGGGCTGAAGATGGTTTTCACCGATTGACAGTACAATTTGCGTACCACAAATATATACAACTTTAACATTTAATGAGGATATTATGAATTTACCTAAAATAGATATACCAACTTATGATTTGAAACTTGTTTCGTTAGATAAAAATGTTTGTTTTAGACCATTTTTGGTAAAAGAACAAAAGCTATTTTTTATGGCATCAGAATCAACAGATTCTAAAGAAATGATGTCAACAATTAAACAAGTATTAAAAAATTGTGTTCTTTCTAATATTGATATTGATAGTTTACCAATATTTGATTTGGAATATTTGTTTATTAATCTTAGAGCAAGATCAGTAAATGAAATCGTAGAATTAAAATATAAATGTAATAATATGATTAAAAATGAAAATGAAGAAGAACATAAATGTAATGTTGTTTCTGATTATAAGATAAATCTTTTGGATATTAAACCTAGTGTAAATGAAAAACATACAAATAAAATTTCTTTAAATGATAATTTGGGTATTTGTTTGAAATATCCCACATTTGAACTTATACAAAAATATGAAGGCAAAGAATCTGCTGATGTAATGATGGATATTATAACAGATTGTATTGATTATGTTTATGATAAAGAAAATGTTTACTATACCAAAGATTCTACACGTGAAGAAATAAAAGAATTTATAGATAATTTTCAACAAAAAGATTTAGAAAAAATACAAACTTTTTTTCAAACGTTACCCGAAATTAAAGAAGAAATAAATTTTAAATGTGGTAAATGTGGATATACCGAATTGATTACGGTAAAAGGTATAGAAAATTTTTTCGGCTAACTTTTCGTTATGATACATTAAGTAATTATTATCAGACTAATTTTGCGTTAATGCA